GAGCAGGGTCATCAGCTACCTCAGTGTCAGTGTAATCGACAGTAAAGTAATACTTAGCAGGGTAAAACTCCCCGTCTATCTTTGCCAACCAAGGGCATGGTGTCGCTCTATTCAGTACAAACACCGAGTGATGGTGTGATTGGCAATCCCAAGGCTGTGCAAGGTAAGTAGGTATTGGTTCAGGCCACTCATCTAAAGGCGTGTCACCTACAAGTGCAGTGAGAGGCATCCTAGCCCACATAGCACCTCCATGTACATTTTCTTCTTCTTCACATCCAGTAAACATAACTTGGAAGCTTAGAGTTCGCATTGGCAAGGTCGTTATCCCTATTGCCATTGCATGAAGAAACTCTCCTTGATATCGGTCAAAGTTTGTTGTATATTCTCGTCGTACCCAAACTTTAAAATACGGTATGTTGCTTGTGATATAATTCATAACTCATCTCCTAATAAGTGATGCTGTATTATATCACGTTTAATTTATTATGTGAATACATCTTTGTTGTCATCTTCTAGACAACTAGTCATTTTAAATATCATTGGTAGTTGTTGTGAAGTCCATGCTCCCATCAAATCAAACGCCATTTCTCCTATGCGTTCTTTACATGCCTGTTCTGTTTGATATGGTCCTCGATTGTCAAATATTGTCATACACATTTCTGCGTTTGCAACATGACAGGCTATAATTACGGCTGTGAACATGGGGGTGTATCCCGGCAGGGTTATCTGCTTATATCATAAAAAAAAGTGTGCGTCAAGGGGCAAGTTGCCCTGCCCCCCGACATTATATTATGAAGATGTGAAGGTTACTGTCTGTGCAGTTTCTACACCACCAGTACAATCAGCAATGATTGCCCATACACGAACAACAGCGTTAATTGCGCCTGTTCCGATGACCATATCGATAGTATCTGCTGAATCATACAGGTGTGGTACAGTCGTTGCAAAGATTGCAGTTTCCTGACCTGCTGCAGCAACAGTTGAAGCTGCAACATAGCGGTTCGGGTCTCCTCCGTCACCTAACTCGATAGTACCAGAGTTACCTGCACTATCTGCAGTAATAACATTGATACCAGCACCCAAAACTACAGTATCTGCAGGGATGCTAAGAGTTTGGAATATGTCGGAAGCAGCGTTAGTAGTTGAGCTAAAGTCAACAACTTCTGCGATTACACGAACGTTAGGTCCAGTAGCAGGAAAACCAGTAGTTCCTACACCAGTGATAGCATAAGTAGCCATTACTCAGTCTCCCTTATGAATAGTCAACGACGCCACGAACGATGGCTTCTGGGCGTAATACCTTACGTCCGAATACATGCAGTCCGCGAACAATGTCGCTGAAAGTTTCAGTTGAACGCACAACTTCAGTCTTTGCAATATGCGAAGCAGTAGCTGCTCCAGACATATGACCTGCAAGAACGAGGTTTTCTGCGTTATTGCTGGTTGACAGACCAGTCATAGTTACTTGGTCAGTGCCACCAGTTGAGTTTAGTGCAGTTGACTTATAACAAGCGAAGCCAGCAATATTACCTTGCATAACGAGGCCGTTACGCAGAGGTGAAGTGCCATCACCAGTTACCTGTACTTCAGCAAACTTCGAACCTGCTTTAAACAGAACTTCATAGAACTTTGGTGGTGCTATGAACCAGCGGTTTTCTTCAGGAACAGATTGGTCGTCCATAGAACGAGCCATCAGTAGCATCAAGTTAACAGCAGCATCGCCTGCAGTTGCACCACTAAGGGTTACAGGAGCAGAAGCAGTACCCAGATTACTATCCGTGGTAGTCAGACCGCCACTCAAAGAAGCATCGTCCGCACCAGCAAGACCTGCGCCATCAGAGATAGCTTGCAAGATATTGGCGTCGTATTTACGCTTCAGTGAGTAAGCACCTGACGAAGTTGCCAATGCTTCAAAGTTAACATGAGACTGACGCTCTTCAATATCGTCAATCTTAAACGCAAATGCGTTTGCTTGGTCAACAACCATAGTAATCTGGTCATCTGCCAAGTCCTGCGGGTTTACCACAGAACCACGAGCATATGAGGATACAGTGATTGTTGGCTCTTTAATGATACGTACAGTATCGCCAAAGTTTTCAATTTCGCCAGCGTAGTCGGTATTCGTAATATCTTCTGCAACCGAAGCACGACGGAAGAACTTGAGAACTTTTTGGCTAAAAATTTCCGGGGTAAAGTTCCCGGAAGGCAGGTTATTATAACCCGCTGCTCTATCAAAAGCCATTGTTCAATCCCTTCCTTTGAGGATTAAGAGTTATAGTCGATTCGCCCTTCAGCCCTTGCGGAGTCGATTTCAGCTTCCATCTTTTCGAACTCCCAAGGTTTCATCTTGGCGATTTGCGAAGCCTTGAAGACCTTCTTACCCGCATTTGGGTCAGTGGCTACTTCTCTAGCGGCAGTCTTAGTAACAGCATCTGCTGCACTTTCTTGACGCTTGGACTTCTTTGTTTTTGTAAGACCAGCATCGGCCTTATAAAGGTCCACAACACGAGCCGCCCATCTTGCATCGGTATTGTTTTTGTAAATACCATCTGAAAGAGTTTGTGGCTGCTCTTCGAGCCAACCCAAGAACTGGTCTGTAGTCTTGAGTTCATCAAAGTCTGGGTGTAACCGTAAGAGTTCCTCGTAGGCTTTCTCTTTTTCTAGGTTCTTTTCCCGTTCTTTGATTGTGCCAATCTCGTCACGGAGTTTCGATACTTGCGACTCTGTTTGCATAGAAGCAACAGTTTGAACCACTTCGAACACGTCAGGGTAACGTTCTTTGAACTCGTCTAGTTCTTCTTGAGTTCGCGGTGGTGTAACACCCCTTGGCATTTCAACAGCGCGGCTATTCATAGTATCTCGAAGACTCGCGATTTCTTCTTTGAACTCGTTTACCTTGCTATCGTAGTGCTTCTTTAGGTCGTCGTATCGTTTTTTGTAGTCGTGGTCCGCTTCCTTTGTTTCCTTTTGCGGAACAAAACTATCGCTTTCCTGAGTAGCCGCTTCTTGTTCAACGGGGTCAGTTGTTTCTTCGGATGCTTCTACTTGTTCGTCTTCTTCATCCTTGTAAACTTCGTCGCGATACTTTCCACGATACAGTTCTTTGTTGTTAGTAACTCCGAAAGAGTCGTTTGCTTTATTGGCTCTGTGGCCTTTTGCTTTTGCCATTTGTTTTACCTCGTGATGCGGGGCTACTTGGCGTGTAGGTAGCCGCTTCGGTTACGTCAGGGCCGCTGTGCGGGTAGCTGACAAATTAGTTGACCAAAGATTTGTATGTTCTGGTCAAAAATCCTTCTTTTTCTATAGCAGGGCTTTGAGGGGGTATGTCCATCGCCTCTAGTATTTCTTCTGCAAGCCCTGTGTATTGTTCGTATTGTTTGCGAAGATACGCAGAATCTCCAGCGGATTTTCCTCTTTCGCTCATTACTTTGTAATCTGGATTACTAAAATATCTTTCTTTTAATTTAGGATTAACTTTACCTGCTTTTTCTATTGCTTGATTATCTGCATAATCCATTATGCGTTCTTCTTGTTTAAGAGTAGGCAATCCTAAATCATATGTTTTTGATAGGTAATCCAATGCAGCGTGTCTAAATTCATGTGCTACGGTAATCATGTCAATGGTGGTTTCTGAAGCATCATATAGAGTGTCACTGCCCTTCTTTCTAGGAGCGTCAAACATATTACCAGCTAAAATTACTCTGCCTGCATCTGGTTTCAGTTGACTAGAAGCAATTCCCTGCTCTTCTAAAACTCTTCCAGTTCTCATGTTAGCTATGTCGCGTATAGGTATTACACCTCTTTTGTCTGTTCTAACGCTACCGGGAGGAAAATATGCACCTTTAAATCTAGTTCTAACACCATAATCTTCAGTGTCTACTGCAGTGTTAAAACGTACATGCCCCCGTTCGTATAACTCATACCCCAACCTAGCCAGAGCATCCCCTTGTATAAATGTTTCTAGGTCTGCTCTAAGTTCGATGTCAGCAAGCTGCTCTCTTTTTGGTCTACGAGTTGGGGTAGCTACGCCCCCCTCTGCCATGCCGATAAATCCACCGCTTGCTTTTTGCTGTCGTTGTCGACTAATACGAACGTTTTCTTCTTCTCTCGCTACTTTTTCTTCAAGTTCCTTCAGACCTTTGCCTCTTCCAAAAGTGCGCTTGTATGTTTCTTCTAGTTCTGGATACTTCCTAATTAAATCGAGCATTACACGGTTTCTGTAAACAACACTGGTTGTTTCGTCTATGTAATTTAGAAAGCTTTCACCATAGCTGTCTAAACTAAACTGATGACCGCGTTGTGCTTGTGGTAAAAGTCCTCGAACTGTTTCGAACGCTATTCTTTTTGCTCGTATTTCTTCAGCGTAATTAGATTCTTGTTCGCTCATACCTTCCTGTTCTTGTTTTGCACGTCTTTTATTTGCGCCTTGATGAGCAAACTCTTCTGCCATTATTATCAAATTTTCTAAACTAGGTGTTTTAGGAACATTTACAAGCGGCCCTAATCCGTAAGCATCATCCATAGAAAAGAATGGGCCTACAGCATAAGGTGATATATCTTTTTCAAAAGCTGTTTGCTCTGCTGACTTTTGAGTATATCCGCCTACGCCCTCTGTGAGAGGGTCGTTTCTGTCATAAATACTACGTATATCTACGCCCTTATCTTCGTACTCTTTTACTAGAGCATCCATCTTACGTTTAACTTCATCCAGAATTATGCGGTCTTCGTATTCTGCGGGGTCTTCTGGCTGGTCAAATATATCTTCAACGCTTAAACCTAGTGGGTCTTCTGCTGTACCGCCGTTGGCTAACCCAAGAAACCCACCCTGCGCTGCTTCTTGCAGACGCTCCTTGGTTTCTGGCTTACCACGATTATTGATTTTGTTGAGTCTGTCGTAACCTATGATTTTAGCGAGGTACGGTGCAACCGTTACTTCACCGCGAGAGATGGCTACATCTATAAGTTTAGCGGAGTTTTCTGAATTGTCAATAGTAATACCGCGTCTAACTGCTTCTTTTTGTGCATCGTTCAGCATTTTCTTGATGTCTTCTTCACCCGCGAACTCTACTGCGGCAGCATTGATGACGAACGCACCCTCTGGCATTTTCGTCTCTACGTTGTCTGCAACAGTCTGTTCTTCAGACACCTGACTTGGTGGGCGGTCAACAAAACCCGAAGACATACCGCCTGCCATCCGACCACCTATAGCCATACCAACAAAACCACCTGTTGCAAAATCGTGATAGTCTCTTGATTGATAATCTTCAAACGATTCTGAAACAAAGTTCCCGCCTCCGGTAGGAGTTGATACTGTACCCCCGCCACTGTCGTTCGAATCTTGATAACCAAACTGTAGTGTTCGATTTTGTGCAGCGGCTTCTTCTGCTGCCTTTTTTGCTAAATCTATCGCCTGCTGTTCAGCTTTAGCTTTGTCCATTACTTGACTATAAGTTCTACTGCCTACGTCAAAGCCATATCTAGCCGCAGCTACATCCATTTCGGTTTGCCTAGCAGCAATCTGAGATTCAAGAGCTTTGGCACTTGTTATGCCTACAATATTATACTTTTCTTTTGCAGTTTTCTTAAGTTCGTTGATATCTTTTGTTCTTCCAGTTTCTTGCTCCACTATCTTCTGTGCAATCGTTGTACCACCCGGAAGCTTGCCGCCAGATAGTTTTACTCCTCTACCTGAAGTTACAAGCCCAGCTTTAATTGCATCCTGCATGGTTTTAATTCCTGCAGGATTACCACCCAATGCTTTGATAGCATCGTGAAGACTTTCATACTTACCACTGCGAACACCATCTAAAGCGGTTCGTGCTGTTCCGGTCAGGCCCCCAGTAAGACCCGTTGCTGATGCAAGGTTGTTAAGGTCACTAAGACTACCTTGTGCAGAAGTTTGACCAGTAGCTCCATTATAAAAACTACCATTCGCTGTATAAAAACTCATACCGCCTGTTATGACACCGCCCTCATCAACTATATACTTACCTGTTTCTTTTCTTGGGTCGAAAGTTCGTGGGTCAAATCCTTTTTGGAAAGCTTCGATACGGTGAAGCTGTTCGTTTGAGTAAGGACCTAAGTTACCTAAGTACCCGTACTTGCCCGGTGCGCGAACAAGCCCTGATGAACCGATTGTGAGTGCAAAGCCTTTTTGGTTTAAACCAGCAGCATGAGCAGACTGAACTTCCATGAGAGCTTGAGATTGTCTATTGTGAAGCACATCTGCTATAATTCCAAATCCCCCTGATGGTCTAAAAGTAGTCATACCAAAAGGATTCTTAACTTCTGTTCCTGTTGCAATACTTGCTACTGCGCTACCGAAAAGACCTGCGTCTAAAAGGTACGCACCACCAGCGGCGGCTCTTCCTATATTATCCATACCAAACAAACCAGAACGGTCATTTGAATACGCTTCCTGCGTAGCTTTAAATTCAAAGGGAGTTTGAAAACCAACAGTGTTCATATCAAAAATGTTTATCTCGTCTGCGTTACCCCCTGCGCTTGTTCCAACAGTATCTATGTTTATAGACATCTCACCTGTAAAAGCAGGACCATCATCTACAGGGTCATCTCCCCCATCTGCACGAACTATTCCTGTTTCAGGTGCAACAGCATCCTCTTTATCATCATCTTCATCTATAGGGCGGTCAACACCGATACCTGTACTAGCGAGGGTTTCTCGTGTAAAGTCCACAAACCTAGAACTGTAATCTTGTATGGATATTTCTCTTGGTGTGAAGAAGTTCTGAAAAGCACCCTCTATACGAAATCCTCCAGAGGATGTATCTTCTTCCTCTGGATTCGTAATGATAGGAAAATCTTCCATTTCAAGTAAATCTAATCTATCCGCCATTCTTCACCACCGCCTCGTGACTATCTTTAAGTTTGAGGAGCATTTCCACTAAAGCCAGCTTCCCCTGCACTTGGCGCAGTTCCGACTCCGATTGTGCCGTCACCACGGCCCGAATCATCGACTCCCGGACTTCCTGCAGGTACTCCACCATCAGGGGCCATTCCTTGCTGTTCACCACCGGGGCCAGCTTCTGCGCTTGCTGCTTGTTGAGCATTTGCCATCATTCCTTGTAACATCTTTGCATAGAGTTGTGCTTCGTTGGCATCATTTACTAAGCTATCAGGGTCAATGTCCTGTGATATTGCCAACTCTCTCATCAGGTTTGGTATCTTGACGAACGGAGCCAGCATTGGATTCGACACTGTTTGCAGCAAGGTTGTCAGACGCTGACTGCGAACTTCCTTCTGCATAACAGCCGCAACACCCCTTGGTTTTATCTCTAAGTCGCCTACTATGTCCGGCGCATCGTCGTTGAACTGCATGTTCCATTGGAAATATGCCTCTCCTAGTGGCTTCAGCAACATATCATCTATGTTCTTTACAACCGTCTTCATAGACAGCCCTGCAGACCCCATCAACATCGATAAGCCTGCTGCTGTACGTCCTGTACCCGTAACGCCTGTCTGACCGTGCATAATCGACGGGATACCTGTCTCCTCGTCAGCCAACTGTCGACTAATCTGATACATCTGCAGGTTCTCACCAGCAGTGTTAGGAAACTTCAGGCCGTTGATTGCTGTGCCTGTAACACCTGACTGACGACGGAATATCTTGCCGGGGAAAATGTCCATGTTCTGACCCGGTACAAGACTAGCTTCATCCACGTCAAACACAAGGTTACCTGCCAAGGCTAGATTATCGATTGCCATCCGAACGTGACCGTTCATCAGCTTCTGTGCATCTTCCATGTTCTCAGCAACGCCAACACCCCATAGCTGGTATGGGTTGACTTCGTATGGGAACACATGATACGGAATACGGGCTGGGGTGAATGGGTTCAAGACACAGCGCAGAATCATGTTTCCGCAGACCCAGATGTTTACCTGTAGTTCATCGAACTCAGACATCATGCCTGCTTCTTCAAACCCTGCCGCATTTGCAAGTTTAGAGTCAAGAACACCCCAGTATTCTAAAACCTCGTAGCGGCTTTCAGATATATACGGTTCGGTTTCATCCTCGCGAATAGTATCTTCGTAGTATTTGTCCTCGTAGTTAGGACCTTTTGCCAAACATTCTTCGATAGCCTCTGCAATAAAATGTGGACGCTTAATTAAAGAACGTAATTGTTGGCGATTAAATCTGTGACGTTCTATGACGTATTCACAGTCATCTATGCTTGTAGCAGATGGGTCAGGGTGGAAGTCCCACGCAGACACCATTTCAATTCTAGGTACAACCTTCTCATAAGGGACGTACTCTCGTTCGCCCTCTTCGCTTCGTTCCCACTTGTGAACTCGCTTGTAAAAATTGAAAGGTCCCTTGACAATACCTGTGCCAAGAAGAGACGATTCAAATATAGCATTACGAAATACGTTTACTGCGTTTGTGTCAAGAAGCTGGTCGTGGATAACCTTTTCCAGATTCAAAGCTGCAATCTGTGCGGGGCTAATTTGTGCCTCACCCATCTTTGCAGGTCCTTCTGCGAGTGGCAGGTTGCCATACTCTTTCTGAAGACCGCCAAGAAAGTTGCTGGATGGTTCAGCACCCAACGCTCCCGGCAACATCTCCCGTCCGTCACCAGCAAACCCGTAGGGGTCTTCCTGTTGCATCTGGTCGAGGGGTGTTTCCATGTGAGCAAACTCCGCAATCCCTTCTGGGACCGGAGTATGTTCTACAACTAGGGGAAACTTCTTGTTAGCAAAAAGGATGTCTACAATCTGACCATACGCTGCCAAAACCTTTGTCTTGGTAATTCTTACGAATACCTTAGACCGTTCCGAATCACGATAGGCTGTTGTAGAATCATACACACCACGAAAGTTCTTGTAGGCTTGCAACCAACGTTGCTCGTGAGCATAACGCCCGTTCTCAGCCTCTTCGAACTTCTCTTTCACATAACCTGCAAGACCCGGAAAAGTTTCTTCAGGGTTAATCAGGTTAATGGCGGTGTCATCTTCAGGTTGAAGGAAATTATCTTCTGACATATCTTAGTAATCGCGTTCTTCAGCCATTTTCATTACGGCAGGGTCTACTGCACCCTTAGTTGCAACTTTTGGCATGTCTTCAGTCAAAGTACCTTGAGCAGTCTTGGTGTCAAACTCTAAACCTTCACGGTAAAGCTGGTCTGCACCCATCTGGTCATCTACGGATGTTTTGTCTGAGTTCATGATGTAAGATGCACCGAAATTTAAATTCGACATTTTCATCTCCCGTTATCTAGATAAGAAGCCTTGGTCTTGATTGATAGGAACGGCTTCGGGTCTCCTATCAATATCTATAAAGCCAGTATCACGCATGGCTTCTTGTTCTACGTCTGTTAAAGGTTCAGGTATATTTTGTGTAAATTCTGGGTCTGGAACAACATCGCTCCCTGCACCTGCTGGGCTGGAATCAAGAATCATAGGCAATGCACCTGCAACGGATAGAGGTGCTTTGGCAGCTAGTGCTGCTCCTTCTATAACTACGTCTTTAGCAAATGCTGCTGGCTCTGTTATTAGTTGACGTGCTGTCTCAAGACCAACTGCTCCCGCAACCACTTTTGCACCCTTGCCTAAATACTTACTAATGGCATCCGCCATACCTTCCGCATCAAAACCTTTTTGTTCTAACCTAGCTCGTGCTTCTGGGTTGGACTCAGGGATTAGGTCTGCGTTTTCACCTGATAGTTTAGCACGTTCATCGGCACGGATACGCTTTAATTCATCTTCTCTACGAACTTTAGCACGAACAGCTTCCTCATCCAGTTCGCCCATCTGGGCTTCCAGTTCGAGGCGTTGTTTTTCTGCAGTTGTAGCAGCCAACTTCAATTCCTGACTACGGGCTTCGCGAACATCTTCAATCAGGTCGAGGTCGGCATCTGTCAAAGTCCCTTGAACTTGTGTACCTACAATCTCTGCACCCTTTGGGATAACAGCAAGTTTAGGTGCGCCTTCGATGGTCAAGCCTTTTGCTTGGACACCCATAGACGCTGGTAACTCATTTAGGGTGGACAGGCCAAGAACTTCACCGTACATGTTCTGTAAAGCACGAAGGGCTTGCTTGGCTGTAGTTCCTTCGCCTGTGATAATTTGGGATGCGTAGTGCTTGCGGGTGATTGACTTCATTCCGTCCACAGTGTCGTCAAACGACTTGTGGCCCATGATTACACTAGCTTCTTCTCCGTAACCTAATTCGTTAGCAATGATAGACGGTATAATCTTACGAATATCGGATGCACCTTGAAGAGGCCGTCCCATATCTTTTTCAAACGGTTTGAACCTGTCTGCGATACCACCTTCGATATTGATGGCTTTTGTCATCTTAGTAGTGGTAGTGTTAAATACTGTGTCGCGACCTTCTTGACGAGCAACGTTAGCAGCATCACGTAGTATTTCTAAAGCAACCTCTGGCAGGTCTAGCTCGTTACGAATCTTGTTTACACGACGGTAGGCATCCTTGAAAGAACCTGTTTCAAAATCAATATCATCAATCTTGATGCCAGCAACCTCACCGGGACGCAGAGGCACTAGAGCGTTGAAAGCAACTGCTGCACGAGTTTGGGAATCAGGTATAGCAGCAATGCCTTCTGTGAGAGCCTTAAGAGATTGCTTGGCCTCTGGCACACCTTTGAAGGCTTTTGTGCGACGTGCTTGCTTGGCCTTCTCTAAGCCTAAACCCTTTCTAGCTTTACCCTCTGCACCAAACACAGTAGTATACGGGAAAGGTGTATCTGCAGCAGAAGCAGCAGCCTTTAGTTCGTTTTCGATAGTATTCAAGGTTGTAAAGTTTGATTCTGAGCCAACTTCGTTTAGCTTAGTGAGAAAGTCTGTATCCTTTATCGAATCCCACGGTGAGTCCATAGTGAGACCTGCAGCCTCTATGTTATTACGAAGTGCAGCGGGTACTTTGCGAATGTCAAGAGCCTCACCAACGGTAAGGCTTTTGTTTTTAATCTTGTCAGCTAAGTCTGCCATCAGTATCCGAATGTCCCGTCAAAAGGTTGGAACGCCTGTTCTTTTATGCCTTGCAAAGTTTTGTGAATTGATGTATAACCAGAAGTGCGAGTCATAACCATATAACGGAGTGCATCATATGCGTGGTCTTCAGCTTTGGTATCTACATCTTCACTGTTTGTTTTCGACAGTGGTATTCCCGACAGTTGCGCTGTGGTGTGCTTACATGTCGAGAAGATGCGTAAACGAGGCTCATTGGTATACGGGTCATCTGCCAATCTTCTGTGCAGTTCCATCTTGCCTTGAAGTCGGTTACGGTCAGATGGTGTCCAACGTACCCCTGCCCTCATCATAGTTTCTGCGATAGATGGGCCAAATCCTGTCTTGTTCCAACACGAGGCATCTAACACGTTATAGTGGGGAAGAGGGTCAAGTTCTTCCATTTGTAGTATTTTATCAGCCAACTGCTCTGCTGTCAAGTGCTTGGCATATAGCTCACGGTAAACCCAGATGTTGTTGTCCCAATCGATTGCACCCCACAGGACACAAGATGGTGAAGCATAACCATAATCAGCGGCTCGTATACGGGGCCAGTTGTATGGCATCTCGAACGGTTCGACCACATGCCTTGCCCGTGAGAACTCAGGAAAGGCTGCGCCTTCCGCTACGTCCCAATCCCCGTCCAGCAACCTACGACGTTCAACATCTGGCAACGAACGCAGCATAGCTTCGTACTGCCCGTCTGCCATCAAGTACGGATTGTCCGTCAGTCTTGCGGGGACGAACTTCCTGTAGAAGAGTGGCTTGCCTGCCTTGGTCGGATGTGTGTCAGGCCAAAGAAACGCTTTACCCGTCTCCGGGTCACTCGCCGCAAAAGCTTCGTTGGGTTCCGACGGGTCAATATACATTTTCTTAACCCACCAGCCACCAACGCCACCGGGGTTGGCAGTACAGCGCATACATAAGTTCTGTTGTAATTCGGGGTCTGTTGAGCGAAGGCGCGAACGCAGGTAATCCCAAACATAGCTACTCGGATATTGTGTTATTTCATCGACGCCTATCCAGTTGAAAGCCTGACCTTGGAAACGGGTCACGTCTTTGTCCCTGTCTAGGTAAGTAAACCACATGGTTGCCCCAGAGGGGAAGACCCATGTGGATTTGGATTCTCTATAGATTGCACCGGGAAACGCTTTTGGGTAAAGCTGTTTTGCCTTGTCAATCAGTTCAGTTAATTCGTCCAGAGTCCGGCGGAGAAGTAGACCACGGTGATTAGGATTGTGACAATACCGGAGAGGGTCAGCAAGCAAGGCAAAGCTTTTTCCGCCCCCTGCTGCACCGCCATACAGTACGTCCTGTTCTGGGGCAGACAGAAACTCTTCTTGAGGACCTTCATTAGGTTTGAATATAACTGGTGCATCATCAATTAACTCTTGCACGGTTGCTGGGAGATTAGCAACATCGTTGCCATCTACTACCCGCGAACCTGTGCCGTTAAGCGCGGTTTCTACCTTCTTCGCACTTTTCTTTAGTTTACGTGCGTAGCTGGCTTTGTCTTGCGCTTTCTTCTGGTGTTTTTCTTTTGCTTTCTCAGCCTTGCGAACACGAGCTTGTAAGGCCCTTCTTGCACGTTCGGCACGAGATAGGTTGTAACGAGCCTTGGGTGCGTTAGGGTCCTTCTTGGGCCTACCGCGCTTTTTCGGCTGAGAGTCCTGCTTGTCTTCCACGGTGTATCATCCCACCTTGAGCATACCCTGCTGGGTTCTGTTTTTTCTGCTCACCCAAAGTTTTTTCTCTCCCAGCACTGTCTCTGTCAGTAGTCATATAATCGTCATATTCACCAGATGCTACACCTAGACGACTTAATATATCATTTCTTATTTTCTTGTTTGAATAATCAGAGTCATCTGGAAAATACCGCTGGAGACTTAACTTCGTGACTATTGCTCTCTTGTCTCGTTGACTCAACTTATCAAAACCGGGATGCAATTTTCGTGCAGCACTGCTAAACTCTGCTATAAGTTCTCCACCTTCTTTTGAGCTTTTTACTGCTTTACTATCATCTCTACCTGTTCTAGCCATCGATTACTACTTCCTTCTTTGGTGGCAGTAATACGACACCGTGGACTGCCTGTACATTATGATTCATTGTTTCTTGCTTACCAAGGCCAACTCTATTAAGTATCGCTTCTGCTGCACGTAGTTTTAGGTCGTCCCCACGCTCGATAACTGGCGTGTCAACCAACTCTACCATCTTATTTGCAGCCTTGAGGGAGTTTCCCGCCAACACCGCACGGGTACGTTCGACGATTTCCTCTGCGAGGGTGTCGCGTAGCCACGTAACAGACCCACGGGCATACCCCGCAATCTCTGCCGCTTGGTTAAAATTGCCGTTAGACTCGAAAAGGGCTGTCAAGAAGTTTTCTTGCTTCTCAGACAACTGCTTTTTCTTAGCTTGTTGTACTAAATTCATAGAATTTGCCTTGATTAGGTGCTGGGTAGCGTTCTGTCACTCGGTTTCTGCCTGTTTCGTAAAGGAACTAGCGTAAAAGGTGAGGCGAACCAGCGTTTTGCAACCCCAGCAACCTCATTATGGTAATAATCGGGCGAACTGTCAACTGTTTTTCCTAAATATTATAAAAAAAATTACGTGAAGGGCATTTTTGGGGTTGACGGATGCGATATACGACCCTACAATGGCCTATCAGCCGCCGGGTAAACCCCCATATACCCTGCAAGGCTACCTTACACGTTTGCCGGGACCCCTAGTCGGGTCCCTTTTTTGTTATCTGCAGGGTCTACCTTACACGTTTGCCGGGAAGACCATATCGATAACCTCCAAAATACAAAAAATATGTCGGGATTGCATAGCAAATGCGGGGGGTCCCCAGTGGCCCATGCGTACCCGTGCAGGGGCAAATATCTTTTTGTCCATCGCTGATGTCGTAGCGGTTGACCTTCCCGACAAACTAGCCCAGCAACACCGCACCGCACCCCCAAACAATAGCGCACCCGCACCCGCCCGCGTCCGTGTTTTGTCATTTGTCATATAGTTAACCTACTGGCATGGCCTTTACGGTTAATATAACATGGCTCAAGGGGCAAACACCCCAACCCATAAACCCAAGCAATACAACGGCTACACTATTATTCTGATTAACCCCATAAAAAAAGCCCCACCGGATAGGCGGGGCAAGGTTCGCGGGAGGAAAATTACAGGCCCAGAATAATCAGGGCCAACAGTAACAGGTCGAATATATCACCCGCTGACATCATTAATAACCTTCACATCTGCAAGGGTCTTAGTATGCTTTTCGAACGAATACATGGTAATTCCCGCATTGCCTAGCAAAGTTTCCAACACTGCCATCTGCTTATTAATCACATTAACCAGCTGTGCAATAGCCATAAGGTCTTCATGCGGGATTACTGCAAAGTCTTCTTTATTCTCTTCATTCACATTAAAGTTGAAAGCTTCTTTTTTCATCGGTTTACCTTTCTAGATTGGCGGGGATTGCAACAGCGCAACCCCCTATAAGTTTGTTTTAGACCAGTTCGACAGATAATGTCAACCTATCCCTGAACACATTCTGGATACGTTCTTCCAGATGATTATCACACCAAGCTTCAATATAGCCGTCGATTTGATTATCGAGTTCATTCGTTATCATATCTTCAACATCGCTTTCTGTGATAGTTTCATGCTCGTTCGAAACGACGTTTTTTATTTCCTGCTGGAGTACTTCACGCAAGCTGTGCAACGCCTTTGCTTCGGTATCAGTCAGGGTAATAGTGCAGCCTTTGTTTTCGTTCATATCTTCCATGACTAAGCCCCCAACTTATATTTGCGCTTCTTACGTCCAGTGGTAATCGTCTGCACGTTATACCCAGCGTTTCGGATTGCCTCAATATGCTTATGAACGGCCATCTTCGAACGAACATCAGTATTCCGCAAGATAGTGTCCAAGGTCACCGGATAAGGTCGAGTAACAAGCACTTTCAAAACTTGCTTGGTCTTAGGGTCGAGCCTACGAGTTCCCCCAACAACAGGCTTTCCCCTCGCTGGCTTCTCGTCTTTAAAGACATATTCGAGCAAACGATTAGCCGCCTCTTCCTGCTCTTTCCGGTCTTGTGCAAAACCGCGCAAAGCTTCGTTAAGATAAGTCCGGGCTTTTGGATTGGAATAAACCCAAGCCAAGCCAATGTTCTCAACAATCTTATTTCGTGTTTCGGTTTTCATCGCTTTTCCCTTTCTGTTTAGTTGGCGATAAATACAGCATAGATAATCATACACAGTAAGACAACAGTTATTGTCCGATAGATAACGTATAGGGCCTCCATTAAGCTGCTACCCCTTCCAATGTCTGCCAAGCTTCACTAGTCAAAACATCGCGCACCATATCCGAACGTTTACGCTGCGTGTCGTGTTGTTTCTGCGTTGACTTACTGCGTGGCGTGTCCAGAGTATGAGTAGACCAGTGAGTTAAGGCGTTATAGCCTGCCCACATGGTTTCCCCCAGTTCCTTTGCTTCTTCCTCGAACTGGTCGCCCAGATAGTTTAGCAAAGCTTTATTAACTGGCTTCTCTTCCGTGTCAGCATGACGGGCTTCACGTTTGCAGATTGTCTCTGATAACACGTCAACAAACTGCCTAGTAGACAAGCCCAGAGACGCCCATAAATTCATCTGCTCCCGTTGGTTTTGGAACATGTCCAGAGACAAAACCGCCTTACCCGTCAAACTTGCAGTGTCCAGATTGCGAGTGTGTTTTCTCTTCTGGTGATAAGCTTTCTCACCGCCGAATACTAGCGTATTGCGGCACAAGTCACGATATGCACCGCTGAACACTTGGAACGCCCAAGACATATCAATGCTGTTGAATACGTCCAGACGGGGAACGACACTATCTGAACCCTGACGGCTCCGAACGTCTGCCTTCAAGTCTTCGAAGTAGATTGTCCGATGCGCCTTTTTGCCTGCTTCAAATAGCCTATCAACTACCCGCAGCCGTCCGCCCAGTGGACTATCCGCCAACTGCTCCGCCTGTACCTTCATCATGGTCTGATGAGGAACAAGCTGATAGGATTTAGGGATTGGTCGCATATCGACAAGCTGGCCCGTGGCTTTGTTCAATACAGCGTGGTAATTGTCAATCTTGGTCGGCTCAACTACCTGCTGGATTACGTCGCCATATGGCGTCCGGTCTTCCCAGTATGTTTGCGCCTCGATTGGTACACGTTCGAACACTGCCCTATCAGTAAACAAGGACAAGTCAAACGGGTTATTATGGTCGTACTGGATGCCGTCCCGAATATCTGACAGACGACTATTGTTTGGTACTAAATCTAGCATAAAAATGCCTTTCTTCTATTGGTTGGTTAAATAGGGTAAAACCCCTGCTTTGATTCTAAGGCACAATTCGCCCAGAAAGTAAAGCAATTTGTTTTGCTGGCAATTCGCCCCGCCTCGCGAAAAATTGCCTGATATATCCAGACCAGTAGCAGATAAAGGAAACAAAATTCTGCCCTTGTGATATATCCCCAAAGAAAAGTTGGCGTGACCTTTTTGTCATTAGTGGGTCATAAACAAAACTTGCCTAGTATCTGCAGACCAACAAAGCGCACAGTTTGCACAGTTGGCAACATCGCCCGTCTGTTCTGGACAAACAAAAG